CCGCGTTGCGAGCCGCGTTGTAAACCGCGTTGTAAACCGCGTTGTCAACCGCGTCGTCAACCGCGTTGTCAACCGCGTTGCGAGCCGCGTCGTCAACCGCGTTGTAAACCGCGTTGTAAACCGCGTTGCGAGCCGCGTTGTCAACCGCGTTGTCAACCGCGTTGTAAGCCGCGTTGTCAACCGCGTTGTAAACCGCGTTGTCAACCGCGTTGTAAACCGCGTTGTAAACCGCGTTGTAAGCCGCGTTGTCAACCGCATTGGCAGCCGCATTGGCAGCCGCGTTGCGAGCCGCGTCGTAAGTCGCGTTGCGATTGTGCCAGATCGCAGCACTAGCTCCATATGCAAACGCCATCACCAGAGGCGACGGAACCACAACGACTCGGGGCGTCTTCAGCCCCGCCACTGCATACAAATTCTCAATATCAGAGGTAATCTCTGCAACATTGACTGGCGTCGTTCGCATCGCTCTGGAAATCCAGAGTTCAGAATGATTTTTAATTGCAGCCAGCTCGGCGTCTGTGACGCCGCCTGTGGCCTTCGTTGGCGTTCTTACGATCTTCGTCATTGCGTTGTGTCCCTCTGTCATCGGTTTTCCTTTACATAGCGGCCAAGACTCCAGTCGTACCAGTATCCATCCCGCTTGCTGAGCGCGCTTTTTTTGCGCATCGAGCGGGAGACGAAATGCTTGGCCGCCGTGCGCCTCTGCTTGCCAGCCTGACCATGATCGCGCGCGTCTTTTTCAGGCTTGCACCAGACGCAGGTAATGCCAAGATTATCCCAATCGTTCGTTCCGCCGTTCTCAAGCGCGATAACATGCTCAACAATCCACTCGTCGGAGGGTCCGAGCCGTCTGCCGCATTCCCGGCAGCATCCATGGCGTTCGAGAAACAGCTTGGCCACCTGCTGCGCTGTCAGCCTGATGCGCGGATCATGATGCCATGGCGATCTCATGCCAGGTTCTCCCGGATGGCCTTGCGCACGGCTCTGGCCTGGATGTTCCAAAGCGGACGCAGCGCGCTCAACGCGTTTCCAAGCATGATCCGCAATTGCATGTTGTCGCGCTCAAGTTTCAGAATGCGCGCCCGCATGGCTTCGATTTCCATGGCCTCGCGAAGCCGGTCGGATGCCGTCTCGAAAAGATCGTCCATCTCATGCTGCCCTCTCGTTTTCACGCAGCACTGTTTCAGGGTCCAATCCGGTCTCACGCGCATAGACCGTCTCGACGGCATCGTTCAGCGCGTTGAACTCGGCCTGTCCCAGCTTGTCGAAGGCAATGGATTTTGCCTTGAAGACACGCAGCAGTCCGCCGTCAGGATGAGGACGGATGAAGGCATAGCCGCCGGCGCCGCGCACGCAGGCCTCGACCGAAACCGCAACCAGCCGCGTCAATCCTGGCTGGTCGTCCGCGAAAGGAACGGCGACATCCGTCGTATCCTTGTGGCCCGCTTTGATCAGAGCCCACTTCCTCAAGGCTTCTTCGCTTTCGGGCTGGAACTCTGCCGTCTCCGGCCAGTGTGAGAACATCGCGCGCAGGACTGCAAAGAACCTGCGCAACTGCGGAGCCGACCTCGGCTTGGTCTTCCCGTCGATCTTGCAACCGCAGTGCGGGCATGCCGTCATCGTGCTTTTTCCTGATGTAGAACTGTGGCCAGCAATCGCGGCTGCGGCGCTGGCGCATCGCTCTGTCCTTGTCCATCTGAACCAGCATGCGCTGATAGGTCTTCCACCTGGACATCGAGACCTCTCATTCAGCGGCGTCCACGATTGCCGCCTTGGCCTTGGCCGCCTCAATCGCCTTCTTGACCTCCAACGCTCCGGACTTGTCGCGTGCCCAATATTCACGGAGGCTGACTGCATTGCGTTCCTCGAATTCGGAGGCCATCGCTGGGTTGGCCTTGAGATAGCCTATGGCCTTGTCGCCAAATACGCCGACAGGTTCTCTCTCCAGATGGTTCCCGTTGCACCAATCGATCGTGATTGCATTTGCTCCACCGATCATTTCAAGGCGATGCGCTGTTGCTGCCTCGTCAGCAAGCTCCGTGGCGGTCAGATCCATGGAGGCACGGCGGTCGATCTCGTCCTCAACTTCAAGGCCCGCAAAATCATCCGGCCAAGCCCGGCGCAGCGCCTTGGCTTCGGCGCACTTCTCGATCATGACGCGCGCCATCTTGCGCCATTGCGCCTTCTTTGGATCAAGGACCGGCTTAATCTCGCCAACCTGCTTCTTGCGCATCATGGGCTTACCAGCCTTGACATGTCCCGGCGGGTATTTCTTGCCGGTATCGACCCATTCAAACCCGCCATCGCCTTCTTCGATGATGGGTGCGAACTCGTCCCAATAGGCCGTTACGCTCACTGGATGCCAGTCGCCGTGAGAGAATTTGTAGACGGTCGCGACGGCGTGGCTGATGCCCTTTGGATTTGTGTCCAGGTCGATCAAGGTTGGATCAAGCACGAGCTCGGTAGGACCGGGTCGATAGTTGCCGGTGCGATCCGCGATTGAGCGATAGCCTCCGATCGAGGTGACGATTGTCATCTGACGCTTGGCTGCGTCGTCCTTGGAAAAGACAAAGCAGTAGATCTGGCGGCGCAGCGGATCGAGGTTCACGGCCCGGCAGATGTGAATGAACTGCTCGAATTCGGCCGGCGTCGTATCGCTGGCGACGGTGCGGCGAATGAGATCAAGCTGCTTGCCTTCGAAAAGTGCTGGCATTCCCATGGTCAGCTTCCTTTTATGGCGAGTGTTTCGCCGCCATTGCCCAGCACCGCGCCGGGCACAGCCTCTTTGGCCTTGAGCGCGTCGAGCACGGCTTTCTTGTCGAGCTTGGGATCTTGCGGTTTCCAGAACTTCGAGGGGATCAGAGCCTCGTCTGTGATCTCAGCCTTCGGCGGGACGGCGCGAACCGACAGTGTGGCCTGCGGCAATTCCAGTTTACGCAATTCTGCTTGCCCCATCGCAACGTGAATGGCCGCCTTGATCCGCTCGGACTGAACCTCAAACCGCGAGCGGCGTTCCGAGAGAGCCTTGATCTGCAAGCCAAGGGCTTCCGTGTGTGTCGCAAGCTCAAAGATGCGGTCCACGGCAGCGCCGATAGCTTCCTTGAGGTCTGTTTCGCCCTCGACGGCAACCAGTGCCATTTCCTCATCATCGCCGATCACGTCACGGATGTTGGCGAGAAGAACCTTGGCAGCTTCGCCGTGAATATGCAGGTCTCTAACGAATGTGGTCATTTTCCCCTCACATCAGGTGCGCGACGCAGACCGTTGTCACGAGCGTAACGAGCCCAATCGCGACGGCAGCGAGCATCAAAGAAGTCGATAACTTGTCCTCTGGATTCATCTGTTTCCTGGTGCTTGTCTGTCATGGCATCGGACCCACAATCATCGCCATGGCGGTGAATGCCGCGAAAAACACCATGCCCAGATAGGCCGTTACGAAAATCATCTGCTTTGCCGTCATCATTCACTCCACTTTGACGCCGCAACGCGGCTTCCGAAACCGCGCAACAAAACGCGACCCAAATTCCTGCCATCATCAACATTGCCTCATCACTCATGAGGTATCCCCCTTCTCACCCGCTCAGCGTTGAAACGCTCAATGCAGCGCTTGCGCAGTTCCTGCGCCTTGATCAGCTCGGCTTCGCAATGCACGACGTGCGAGGTTGCGATTTCGACGCCCTTGGCCAGCCGCTCCATGTCGTGATCCTCGACGGCAGGTGCATCGTCGTCCTCGAACACGTAGGGATCTGCAGTCTGCGATTTGACGTTGTTCCAGAAGCGGACAACCTTGTTCGAGGCGCTCATGCCGCGTCCTCCGCTAGGCGCGCCGCAAGGGCTGGTCTTACAATCCGGTCAAAGACCATCGTGTGAAAGACATCAGCAGCGGCATTGGCAGCTTCCAGCGCGGCCCTTTCCTCAGGTGTAAGGTCGGTCCGGTCCTTCATATAGATGAAGGCGCAACAGAGCGAGTTGGCCGCCGTATCCAACGGATCCTGCGTCATCATGATTTGCATTTTGGTCATGCCGCCTCCGTTTCGCTTGCCCGCTCGAGCATCCAGTCCAGGAAATCAGGATCGCGCAGCATGATCTCGTGCATGTGATCGTCAGGGATTTGCCCAGACAGCCAGCAGGCGCGCAGGGCCTCGTAATCCTCCGTCATCACAGCACCTCATGCTTGGAATGACGGAACTCCTTGTAGGGATCAGCAACGAACTCCGGCTCCGGCTCGCAAGCCTTGACGATGCCGTCACGCGTCTCGTTGATGCGATGGCAGAGGTATTCCAACTCGTGGCGCATACCTTCATCGATGTTCTGGTAGATCAGGTATCCCGTCGCGATCTCATCGATGATGGCGTTGAGATCGGTGGCCGCGTCTTGGAGAATGCCAAGCCAGAGATTTTTGTCTGATGCCATTGTCTGCCCCTTTGGGGAGAATGATCCAGCGAGCGACTGCCGAACCATCCTCCCCGGTCTCCCCAGCACCCTCGCTGCCGGGATTGGAATTTGCGTCACCGGGGCGGCGGGAAGAACCTCGGGGGCTCCTTTATCAACGCCTGTTGGATTGGGGTGGCGACAGGTTTGAAGAAGGAATGCCGCCCCGGTGATGAGTTAAACCTAATTCACCGCCGGTGAATGTGTCAAACAAAAAATTCACCAATAGTGAACTTAATGCACAACCATGTCTGATGGGGCACATTGCTAACGGTGAATTTTGGATGGTGGGCAGGCTGTGGCGACAATCAGCAGATCATCCGGGGGACGCGGCGGAGTTTCCCCTCAAACGCATCCATGCGGTGAAGCCATACCGCAGTGCAGAAAAAATTCATACTCACCAGTCGATACTTGACATGCTTCACCAATGGTGAATTATAGGGGGTATGTCAAAGATGCGAATTTTGAGAACGGCTGACGATGTAGTTGCCGCCTTTGGAGGCACTAAGGCAGCAGCAGAATGGGCTGGGGTTGGTGAAAGCGCTGTCAGCAATTGGATTGCGCGGGGCTTCATTCCTCCTGGCTGGCATTTTCGGATGCATGAGCACTTCGAGGCGAGACAGTACCGGCTCGAAAGTACGGTCTTTGGTCATGTCGTTGATGAGCCGAACCCTAAGCGCAGGACCGCTCCAATCTACAGCATGCGGTAAGTAACCTGCCCTTCCGCCAGTTCCAGTTGCGTAGCGTGTTCAGCGCCCAGTGCCGGGCGCTCGCTGTTCTGTGCGCTGATTGCCCTTGGCGCATACGGTCTCCGAGAACGGTTCGAGCGCCTTCGCAGTGTGCGTACTTACCTAGAAACCGAGGTTGGCCAAGTGCCCTTCGATCTCTGGGCGTTTCCTCCCCAACTTCCCAAGGGGCTCCCTAGCTCCTTGGGCTTTTCGGAGAGGCCAGAAACATGACGGCCCCGCTCGGTCAAGGAGCAGGGCCGTTGGATGAATGCAGACGCTCTTACAAGGGGCACACGTCACGCGACGCAGACAGACTGGATTGAGTACGCAACACCTTACGCGACAACCAATGGTGATCTTCATGGCACAAAATTCAAGCAAGACTATGGCGTGGTGCCGCCTTTGGCACGACATGCCCACAGATCCTAAGTTCCGTGTGGTCGCAAAGCGCGCCGGGCGTCCGACTGCGGAAGTTTTGGCCGTCTTCACAGCCATGCTCGCCAATGCGTCCGCCAACGAAGACGAGCGTGGGACGTTGCGCGGATGGTGCCATGAGGACATTGCAGCGGCGCTCGATATGGAGCCGGAACACGCCGAAGCCATCTTCAAGGCCATGCAAGGCAAGCTGCTTGAAGGTGATCAGTTGACCGGCTGGGAGCGCCGCCAACCGAAGCGTGAACGCGAAGACAATTCCGCCCCGCGCGTGGCTGCGCACCGTGAACGGAAGCAGAATGTAACGCCATGTAACGCCAGCGCCGACCCTGTAACGCCATGTAACGCCCTAGAGGAGAGGAGAGAAGAGAAGAGGAGAGAAGAGAAGTGCAGTAGCGCGCGCGCGGAGCGCACGGACGCTGCGACGCTGCCTGAACGGTTCATGGATCGCATGATCGAAGCCGCAGGCGACTGCCTTGCAAACCCATGCAACGCCCAAGGCCTGCTGACCGAAGCCACGCCGGTGATGTGGATCGAAAACGGCTGCGACTTCGAGCGCGACGTTCTGCCAACGCTGCGCGCGGCAGGCGTCAGCCGCAAGGGCAAGCGCATCCACACCTGGAGCTATTTCACGAACATGGTCGCAGAAACCAGGGCCCGTCGGCTGGCTGGAATGCCAGCAATCCAGATCCCGAAACCCAAGAGTAGCAGCTACACGCCAACGCCAAGACGGGACCGGGAGCCAACGCGTGAAGAACTTGACCGTATCGCGATGGAGTTCATGAATTGACGCTCGAAACGATGACCCCATCGCTTGCCGACTACAAGGCCCGGTGCTTCGTCAACGGGGTGCGCCGGCACGCCAGAAGCGGAAACCTAGAGCCCGCAAGTGGGGAGTTTTCGGAACGCTTCCTGTCGCATCCGTGGGTTCGCGAAAGCATCACGGAGGGCTGGGGGCGTGAGCTTCGCGGGCACCTGATCCAGGCTGCGAAAATTCGCCTGATGAGAGGCGAGCCCATAGGCGACGTCGGAAATTTGATGCCGTCACGGGAATGGGTAGCTGCCGCCAAGACCAACGCAGAGCATTACCGGAAAGCAGCGGCTTGGCGCGCATCTCAGGGAGCCCCGTTGATCGATAGTGTTGGCCTCATGCAGAGATTGGGAGTTGTCCTATGAGCACCACCCGCATCAAGGCTCTGGCTGAGGATCTGGCCAAGATCCTGTCCGAGATCGACGGCTTGAAGGAACAGGCCAAGGCCATCGTTGAAACCGCCAAGGCCGATGGCCTCAACACGAAGGCGCTCCGCAAGGTCGCCAAGGAACTCATCACGGAGTCCGCCAAGCTTGAACGCCAGTACGAGGACGAGGAGCAGCTCGACATGTTCCGCGCCGCCGTCGGCATTCACAACCGGAAAAACCTCATGATGGAGGCAGCAGAGTGACGACGTGTTGTATTCCTGGCTGCATCAGAACGACAAGGGCGCGTGGCTACTGCTACGCGCATTATATCAGGTGGTGGAAGTACGGAGACCCGCTTGCAGGACGGACGCTACAGGGTGATCCGGATGCTGCTCTGGCGGACGCTATAGAAAGCAACACAGACGAATGCATCATTTGGAAGTATCACATTTGTTCAAATGGATACGGGAGAATAACGAGAAACCGCAAGCCTTGCTCTGTAAACCGCCTAGTTTGTCAGATCATGCACGGCGATCCTCCGTCCGAGTACCACCATGCCGCGCATTCATGCGGGGTAAGGTCTTGCTGCAATCCGAGGCACATTAGGTGGGCAACGCCGAAGGAAAACAACGCCGACAAAATACTTCATGGCACCGTCCAGCGTGGCGAAAAAGGGCCGCTAGCAAGGCTATCAGAAGCCGACGTGCGCAGGATTTTAATGAGTTCTGAAACTCAGAGGTCCATTGCGAAACAGTATGGGGTCACTCAAGCGACGATCAGCGCCATCAAGACGAAGAAGATTTGGAGGCACTTGCATGAATGAAAATACGAACAGGGGCGTGATATTCAAGAACACCCGAAAGCAGCAGGACACGCATGCCGATTACGAAGGCAACTGCACCATTGCTGGCCAGGAGTACTGGATGAACGCGTGGCTCAAGAAGGACAAGAACGGAAATACGTTCATGTCGTTTGCCTTCAAGCCCAAGAAGCTTCCGGCCGAACAGACCAAGCAACCCGCTTTCGAGGACCGCAAGGCCAATGCGCTCATTGATTACGACAACGCCCGCATAGAGGGCAACAAGGAAGCAGCGGAGAAACATCTAGCTTATGCCGACGCGCAACGAACGAAGATTATTGGCGAATGGATACGCAGAAGCAGATGAGAGAAGCCCGGGCCATGTCTGAGGCCTCCGGCCGGTCACGTTCCATCATCCGCTGTGATGCCTGCCTCTACTGGTCTGGCATGTGTGGTAACGAAAGGTCTCACTGTCATGGCAGGCGAACCAGCGCCAACGCACATTGTTTCGAGTTCGATTTCAAGACGGCGCATCCGCGAAATGATGGCGGACGGGTTCGACACGCTTTGGATTGCGAAGCATTACGGCCTGAAGGAAGCGGACGTTTGGAACATGCTGGGGGAGAGCGATGAGCGCTGAGCCGAACATCACAAAAATTGAGCGCAAGACCATCGGGGTTGGAAGTATCGTCATGCTGAAAAGCGGCGGCCCCAATATGGTCGTGTCCGAACGGTCATCTGAGAGCGCTCAATGCTACTGGCATACCGATAACGGGGAATGCCACTTCTCATGGCTCCCGCTGCGTGTTCTGGAGTTGAAGACGTGAAGAAATGGGAATGCTACCGGGACATGATGCATGGCCTTCTAGACGGCATGACGGATGCGGCGTCTGGGCTTCCCAGGTCCACCAATGCTAACCGTTCGCACAGCTACAGTTTTGCCTATGCGGATGGCTATCGCAGCGCCGCAACGCGCGTCTCTGTGAAGCGTGATCCCGTTGGCGAGGAGCTGGCCATCAAGGCGGATACGGAGGCGTCGCCATGAGCACCAAGCCCATCACCGGCATCAAGATTACCAAGGACGGCAAGATCAAGCGTGTGCACAAGTACCGTGATGCGTCAGCGGCGATCAGGGCGAAGAAGAGCAAGAAGCAACGGCCAGTGAGGCGGACGGTATGACCTGGATTGCTCTAACCACGGCACCCAACAAGGCCCGTGCCGTCAGAAAACGGCTGCGCCGCCGTGGCGAGAGCGCCTATGTCCCGGTCATGGTGGCAAAGCGCATAATCCCCAAGGGCACAAGAACCCGTCGGAAGCGCTTCATCACCGTGCTGATGCCGTATGTGCTTGTCAGGGCACCCGAGCATACCAGCGTCCGTGCGCTCTGGCTGCACGGCGTTTTGTCCGTCAAGGACGTCAGCGGTGTTCTGCATGCGGGCGACGATCCGGCCTGGATTCCGGATCGCGCCATAGACGATCTTAAGGCAGAGGTCGCCAGGGTCATCCTGGAGGCCAGTGCCGCCCGTCATCGCCGCTGGCTGCGCAAGGGCGGCAAGGCGGTGGTCAAGTCAGGTTCTCTGGCAGGCCGTGTTGGCACAGTGCAGTGGGTGTCGGCGAAACGTGTCGGGCTGGAAGCGAGGCTGTTTGGAGCAGCGCGGGTGATCGCCGTTGATCGCGAGAATGTGGAGGCTGCGGCGTGATACCCAGGATCACGCCAGCTGACGTGGAGGGATAGATGAGTGGGCAGAAAATAATCGACGGCCTACGCGAAGCCGCAGCAGGCAATTTTGACCGATTTGACCGAGTAACAATCAACGGCGTGACGTGGTATCGCGATCTGAGACCAGGAGAACAGCATGAGGCGATCATTGCCAAAAAGAACAAGCGCATAGCGGAGCTGGAAGATGCGCTATACGGCAAGCAGCACCCGATCGTGGAACTATGAAAAAGGGAGGGGCAAACGTCCCTCCCTCACGGTTTCTGAAAGTCTAGGCCCGCTTGGCATAGTCGTAGGCAGTGCTTGTTGGAATTCCCGGAAAGTAGGACTTGATCTCGGAACCGCTTGGAGGACGCCCATGCTTTTCCCGGAATGCTTCCGAGAAATTCACAATTCTCGGATCAGGTTTGCGCCCGCGACGGCCTCCGGTTGGCGGGTCATTTCCCGGAAATGGATTTCTCGGAATGACAATTCCCGGAACCGCAGCATCATTAGCCGGAATTCCCGGAATGGCCTGAGCCGGTTTTCCGGGTTCCGACATTTGCCAGATCATCCAGCACACCGGTGCGCCGAGTTCCACGATCAGCGCCACGATGAGCGACAAGACGGCCGCCGCATCGATGCCGGTGGAGAGAAACGCCTGCACGTTGGCAACCAGCGGATCGGCGGCCTTGGGAGCGCCCTTGGCAATCACCTGGCGGGCCTCCTCGAGTTTGGCGCGCAGATCAGCGGCTTCCTCGGCACGCGATACAATCGCTGTCGCCTCGACGGTGCGCAGGCAACTCTCACGATTGACGGCTTGCACCCTCTTGCTGGCTTCGGTGGAAAACACCGTGCAGCCCTGCGTCCGCTTGGCAATGCCGGGCTCAACAGCGGCCAGCGTGCGCGCCACAGCGGCCTTGGCGTCGGCAGGGTTGGGAACCGATCCGAGTTCGGCAAGCCGGGCTTCGGTCTCTTTCTCGATCTTGGATGCGGTCTGGAACGCGACGATCTGAGCGGCGCGCGGATCGGCCTTGGCGTCACGGCCTTCCGAGGCAGACCCGAACGCGGCCAGGAACGAACCAGCGGCCCCGATGATGAGGCCGGTGATGCAGGCTGCGGCCAGCCCATACCGGCGCGCACGCACGGCCAGAGCCGATTGCCCCAGCATCCAGTCCTTGAGGCCGACGCAGGCGACGAACACGCCCGCCATACCGATGGAGCGGAGAATATCGGAGCCGCCCAGGCTCCAACCGTAGGAGGCGTTGAAGGCGAGGCCCACCCCGGTGAGGATGGTGCCCGCGATGAGAGCAGGGGTGCGGCTCATTTCCACAACTCCTCGACGGAATTGCAGATGAAGGCGAAGCCGGTGAGGATAACGAGCGGCCCGGCTATCACCACGAGCCCTAAACATGCTAGAAGTGTCATTGTTGCTGATCCTTTTTGGAATGGGTGGCGACAAACGCCCCGGCGCCGTGTCAGCGGTTAGCCGGGGCAACTGTTTGGTACTGCGGATCAGTGTAATACTGAGTTATACGTTATGCAATAACTAGTTTGACATTTCCAGCGAGAAATATCATAAAGGGGCTATGAGTGGCCCAGAAGCAATAGCGATCATTAAGCGGCTTGGCATTTCGCAGCGTCAGTTTGCGTTTCTGTGCGGTCTGCATCCCATGGCGGTGTCGAAATGGGCGACAGGCGGCCATCTCAGCGGCCCGTCTGAAACGCTGATGCGGCTTCTCGATGAGAGACCTGAACTGCTAGAAGTTATGAAGAGGCTTCAGGCCGCGGCCGACAAGGCCGCATCCAAGAAGGCCAGGAAGTGATCCGCGCCGTTGCGAAAAAGAATCACCTCAGCAGCAATTGAGAGAGCCGCTGGACAAGAAAGCGCAAATCAGGTCAGGGTGATTCGCAATAGATTTTCGGGCATGGGCGTTGAGTTCGCCCTATGAGACATCGCAGCCAGTTAGGGTGCAGGCGAGTCTCGCCCCCTTCGCAATATGCAGCACTTGTGTGCTCGCGCGAAGGAATGGGCTAATGTCCCAAAAGCAACGTCGCTAAAAGTCAGTATATCCGGGCTTTTCTGAGCCCTCTCGATCCCCCAAGCTGTCTTAAACCCTCGTGGCCAGCGCTGACACATGCGCCGCTGCGCCTTACCCTGCAACCGAGCCCGGCAGCTTGGGGGTCTTCTTACACAAACGCAAATGAATCCCGTCTGAACGGAGCCTCCCCCATGCACGCCACACCCGCATCCTGGCAGACGTTGCAGCGTATCTTCCTCGGCCTTGGAGCCGTAGGACTTCTGATCTCGTGCGCCATGACCTTCAAATTCGGCTACGCCATGAGCTGGCTGCACGCCGTTGCGCTTGTGACCGTCACCGTCATGGCCGCCTTCATTTTCCCGGCCAAGCGCTTCCTGCGTGAGTTCGGCGCTATCGGCCCGGCCCGCATCGTCGGAATCCTTGGCGTGTTTTTCATCGCGCTCGAATTCTACTCGCATCTTGGCTATACGGTTGGTATGCGCAACAAGGCAACCCTTGAGGCGACCGTACAGACCGCCGCCTACAAGAACACCCAGGATGCTCTCGAGAGCGAAAAAACCAATCTGGCCTTCTGGCGCAAACAGCTCACCGACTTGAAACAGCAGAACGCCTGGACCGCTACGGTAACGGCAGACGGCCTGCGCGCCAGCCTGGAAGCAGCCGACAAGAAGATCGAACTGGAAACCCGCCGCGGCGGCTGCAAGCGCAAGTGCCTCGTGCTCATGGAAGACAAGGCCAATCTCGAGGCCCGCATCGCCACGGCCGAAAAGGTCGAAGACCTCTCCAAGCGCATCGAAGCCACACAGCGCATTCTGGACGGCAAGACCGAAAAGGCCGTTACCGTGAAGGCCGGGTTCTCAGCCGCATCCGCGCAAACCGACTGGATGGGTAAGATCTATCTGCTTGGAACCGGAACGGACGCCAAGGACGCGCTTAACCCTGACGACGTGACTTTGACCGTTACGGACATTGTGATCGGTTTCTTCATCGCGCTCGGAGCGACCATGCTGCCGACAACGGCGTTTTTCTTCGCCTTCTTCGGCATCAAGACCGAGGACCCCGTTGCCGTCTCGCCTTTGAAGCCAAAGATCGTTGCGACGGGCGCTTCGCAGCCTTCAGGCGGCGTGCTGCACAACCATGTGTCGATCAGCGATGACCGCGCCATCCGGGAGCTTAAGGAAATGCTGGCGAAGATGAAAACCGCCGTGCAGCCCGCGTTGGCGTCGGCTTGAGAGGCATGAAGATGGACATCAATCAGGCCCTGGCCCCGATCCGCCCGATTGCCGCGCTGATCGGCACGCTGCTCATCATCGCGGGGCTTGCCAAGTTCTTCGGCGTCAACATCCCCATCGGCGGCGGCGGTTTAGAGATCGCCGTTGCTGGATATTTGCTCAAAGGTGTCTGACATATGGCGCTGAAATACTCCGTCACCGTCCGCAATGCCCGCTTGGATGCCATCGAAACCACCATCGGCACCAGCGCCATCCTCAAAATCAGGACCGGCGCGCCGCCGGCCAATTGTGCTGCAGCAGATTCCGGCACCGTGCTCTCGACCGTCAACCTGCCGTCCGACTGGATGGCGGCGGCTGCCAGTGGTGAAAAGCTGAAAAGCGGAACATGGGAAGATACATCGGCTGACGCGACAGGCACGGCGGAGCATTTCAGGATCTATGACAGCGGCGGATCGACCTGCCACATCCAGGGCACCGTCACGTCCGTGGCGACAGGTACGGGCGACATGCTGGTTGACAATGACGCCTTCGCGGCGGGCCAGAACTTCACCGTGTCGAGCTTCAAGATTACGAGCGCGAACGCCTGATGCCGGTTCCGAAGAACCTCGTCTGGGAGCAATCTTCAAGCACCGGGACCGGCAACAAGACGCTTGTCCGGTACGGCGGTTTTGCCCGTGTCTCGGAGGCGTTCGGTACCGGCGATGCTGGATCGGCCAATCCGGTTCTGTTTTTCGCCAACAAGGACGCCACGTCGGCGGAATGGGAAGTCGTTCAGGGCTACATGTCGGATGCGAACACGTTCGTGCCCGGCACGGTGCTGGCCAGCTCCAACGGCGGCAGCGCGGTCACGTTCACGGCGGGGACGAAATACGTCACCAATGACGTTCCGGCAGCCTATCAGGTTTATTTAGACAGTAATGCCGCGTCGCCGCCAACCAATGACGGGGCTGCGCTTGGCAGAGCCACGGTCTCGTGGTCTGACCTTTACTTGGCATCTGGCGGGCAGATAAATTGGAACAACAGCACCGCTTACCTTTACGAGAGTTCCGGCAATCTGATCTGGAACGGCGGCGACTTTGACATGCGCAAGACGGGCAGCAGTCCCGCTCTTGTCACAGCACGTCAGGATACACACGCCACAGGCATCGCGGTTGGTTCGCTCTATCACAAGGGCAGAAACAGCGGCGGAACGGCGAAGACCTACGCGATCACGCAGGGCTATTGCGACGGCAATACGCCTGGAAGCGAAAACGGCTCCCTGCACTACCAAATTATGAAGGCCGGTACGGTAACGGATGTCGTCACGATGAGCGGTACGGCGTACATGCCGACGACAAGTGACGGGATGACGTTAGGATCGACTACCAAAATGTGGTCGGACCTGTTCTTGGCGTCGGGCGGCGTCATCAACTGGAATAACGGAGACGTTACGGCGACCCATGCGGCCAATGCGTTGAGCTTTGCCGGAGCGGCTTCGGGTTATAGCTTTGACGCCGTTTTGACGCCATCGTCCAATGATGGTGCGGCGCTCGGTGCGAGCGGAACGGCTTGGAGTGATGTCTTCCTGGCGAATGGAGCGGTCATTAACTTCAACGCCGGAACCTACACTCTCACACAAAGCGGGTCCAACCTAGTCACAAACGGGGGCGTGTATTTAAACAATAGCACAGCGGCCTACAGCGGCGTGGTGGGCTGGTCGCTCACAACATCGGGGAGCGGGCATTGTTCCGTGTCTGCCGCACCGGCTTTTTGGGCAAACAGAAATACGAGTGACGGTGTTATCGTTTATTTACTACAGGACGGCACGACTGAAGGGTCTATCAGCGTCAGCGGCACGACCATCACTTACGGAGCATTCTGCGGCTCGCACTGGTCGCAGCTATCGGACGGCGGTATTCTCGACATTCCGCGCGGAACAATCGTGGAGACTATTGACGATATGTGCTCTTGGCCGGGCGAGGAAAACGACCAGCTTGCTAGGTTCAAGGTCTCCGACACACCCGGAAGCTCGCGCGTCTATGGCGTCTTCCTGGATTGGCACGCCGAGGATTTAGATAGCAACGACGCTATGATTGCGTCGCTTGGTGCTTATCTCGTGCGCATTGCATATGGCGTAACGGTGCAACGCGGTGATCTTATCGAAAGCAATGGTGACGGCTGTGGCCGCGTGCAGGCTGACGACATAGTCCGCACTAGGACCGTATGCAAAGTCACCAGCAACCACATTATCGAGACGTATTCAGACGGCAGCTATCTCGTGCCGTGCGTTCTTTATTGCGGATAATCTAAGCCCATGATCGGCGGCTACGTTGGCGGCATTGGCACCCCGCTCCACGTTGGAGACGGGATCACCGCGGCGCTCACCGTCACAGAGCAGCCAGACACCCTTGCATCTACGGGCATCCTGCCGGTCATTGCCGCTGCCGCCATCACGGAAGCAGATGACACGCTTTCAAGCGCAGCCGTCCTTCCTCTTGTGGCAGCGGCGTCGATCCTTGAAGACGGCGATACGCTTGATGCGCTCGGAGAGCTTGAAATCCTTGCAGCGCTTGGCGGCCTTGAGGATGATGACAGCTTGGTAGCAATGCTTTCCATGGTCGATCTCAGGCTGACAACGGTCAGGCCAAAACCAGGCGTTATCACATCGGCAATGGTCGCTGCATCGCAGATAACGGCAGCGCGTACAACACATGTGCAGATAACAGCCTAGGAGGGTAGAGAGATGGCACCCCGGATCAAGATCCGGCACGACGAAAATACAAAGGCAAAGATCAAAGCAAGTCAGCTTGTTAACTTCCTTCAAAATCACGTGCTTACGGGAAATGATGTGAAGAAGACCCAGATCACCGCCGCTGTCGCCCTTCTCAAGAAGGTGTTGCCTGACCTCGCCACCGTTGATGGCACCATGAACGTCACCCATCGGCATGAGGATGTGTTGACCGAACTGGAAGCCGCAGCAAGTGAAGTGACGCAACAGCCAGACCATGACTCCTATCACTGAGCGCGAACTAAACCTGCGCCGCACGCTCAAAGGGGATTTCGAGGCTTATGCACGCGCCTGCTTGAAGATCCGTACTAAGTCTGGCGATGTGGAACCGTTCCGTCTCAACCGTTCTCAGCTCTATTTGCACCGAAAACTTGAGGATCAGCTTCGCACCAAGGGCCGCATTAGGGCTCTTGTGCTCAAGGGCCGTCAGGTTGGGATCAGCACGTATATTGGTGGCCGCTTTTACTGGAAGATCAGCCACAAGTTTGGGTTCCGCGCGTTTATCCTGACGCATCTCGACACGGCTTCAGACAATCTGTTCGGGATGGCCAAGCGGTTCCACGAATCTTGCCCTGGGATGTTCAGGCCGGAAACTGGCAAAGCCAATGCCAAAGAGCTTTCCTTCTCCAAACTTGATAGTGGATACAAGGTCGCCACGGCTGGAAGCGCGGAAGTTGGCAGGTCTGAAACGATCCAGCTCTTCCACGGGTCAGAAGTTGCGTTCTGGCCTAACGCTCAGAACCATTCGGCAGGCATCCGACAAGCTATCGCCAACGTGGACGGCACAGAGGACATTCGCGAAAGCACCGCCAACGGCATCGGCAATGCTTTTTATGCTGAGTGGAAAGCCGCAGAACGCGGTGACAGCGAGTATGAGGCCATCTTTATTCCTTGGTTCTGGCACGAGGAATATGTCAGGTCAGCGCCAGCCGATTGGACTCCGAGAGATGCTTGGAGCACTTACGCCAAATCCTACGACTTAACCCGTGATCAGCTTTATTGGGCTTGGGTTAAGAATAGAGATCTGGCGATTATTGCCGGCGGCACGGCTGACGAGCCCTGTTGGCAGTTCAAGCAGGAATATCCTGCCAACGCTGACGAGGCGTTTCAGACTTCAGGGGCGCAAGCATTCATTGAGCCGTCAGTTGTTCTTTCGGCACGCAAGGCCAATGCGGGCGGGTTTGGGCCAATCATTCTTGGCGTTGACCCGGCGCGCGGCGGTGGCGACAAGACGGGGATTATCGACCGTCAGGGCCGCAGGATGGGACAGAACATCTGCAAGCGTCTCGACTCGAATGATTTGATGGCAACCGCTGGCGAGATTGTCCGCATCGTCAAGGACATCAAGCCGACCAAGGTTGTGATCGACACGACGGGGCTCGGAGCTGGACTATATGACCGGCTGAAAGAATTGCTTGGTGATTTTGTAGAGGGCGTGAACTTCGGCGCGAAAGCCTACGACACTGACCGCTATGCGAATCGGCGTGCGGAAATGTGGGACTTGATGCGGCAATGGTTCGATGATCCAGCAGGCGTGCAGATACCGGATCAAGACGACTTGCAGGGTGATTTATGCAGCGTCATCCGAGGTCCAGGCGCAACGCGGTTCACTTCATCGGGCCAGCTTTTGTTGGAGCCCAAAGAGCACATTAAAGAGCGGCTGACGTTCTCTCCCGATCTTGGAGACGCCGCGGCTTTGACGTTCGGCATTGATTTGACTCAGCTAACGGCAACGAATTGGGACTTTGGAAACATTGGAAACCATCAAGGCCATTGGATGGGTGTGTGAAAGAGATTAGCGAGGCCGCGCTGCTCACGATCATGAAGGCGTATCCCAACGCCAAGGTTGAAGATAGAGACGGTGCGCGCGTTGTCGTTTGGCCCATGTACGACTTCGAGACAGACCGCTCATGGATTGAAGAGCGCAAGATTGTCGAAACGGCTGAAACATCTCAGGGCATCATTCCCATAATGAATGTTCGGGAAGGCGCTAAGTTCAATCCTGGCGGTGAACCAAGGAAGGGGCCGCTTGGCCAGCTTTACAGGATCATCGGCTATACGCCGCCCAAAAAGGACGATGCCGGCTGATGGAGGATATAGTTCGAGAAGCCCGCGAGGCGCTTGCCGTCAGTTCTGAATTTGACCGCGACAACCGTCGCGAGGCAATGGAAGATCTGCGCTTTGTGGCCGGCTTTCACTGGACCGATGCAGCCCGCGCCGAACGTGGCCGCCGCCCTATGATCACGATCAACAGATCTGGCCAGTTTCTGCGCCAGGTGTCAAACCCGATCCGGCAGAATATGCCGACGATCAAGGTTGAACCCGATGGCGATGACGACAGCGATATGGCTGAAATTGCCAACGGCCTATTCCGTCAGATTCAATACAACTCGTCAGCATCGCACGTTTACGCCAGTGCCGTTGAGCACATGGTTGCCGCTGGAATTGGCTGGTTTCGCATTGTGACAGACTACAAGGATGAAGAGAGCTTCGATCAGGAAATTATGATCAAGCGCATTTTCAATCCATTGTCTGTGTTTCCAGATCCGTCCGACTTAGAGCCGGCGCGCTCGAGCATGGGCTATTGCCTTGTCAGCGAGATTTGGCCGCGCGAAGCCTTCAAGAAGAAATGGCCCGGAAAGAGCCAGAACAGCATTGAGAGCCCGCCAGAGACGGCAACGAATTCGTCAGGAATTACCTGGGGCTCAACGGACACCGTGCGCGTGGCTGAGTTCTGGAAGCGTACCGAAGTCCCAATTACAATTGCCAAGCTGAAGACAGGCGAAACGGTGAACATCACCGACATGCCGAAAAAGCAGCTTCAGATGCTTAAAGAGATGGGTCTTATTGCTGGAACGCGCCAGAGCAAGACCCACAAAGTTACGATGACGCTTGTTTCTGGTGATGACATTCTCGAAGAAACCTATGAGTGCCCTTGCCGCTGGATACCGATTATTCCGGTGATCGGCGCTGAAGTGCCGTTGGAGCAGGGCGTCTATCGCCATGGGCTCATCAGGTTCCAGCGTGAGCCGCAGCAACTTCATAACTATTTCATGTCTGTGGCTGCTGAAAGTTTAGGCCAGCAGCCCAAATCGCCCTATCTGGCAACGCCAAAGCAGATCGGCAAATACCGCTCGCTGTGGGACAACGCCAATACATCGTCGACGCCGTACCTGCTTTATGAGCCCGACAAGGACACGCCGAACGGGCAGCCGACACGCATTGCGCCGCCGCCGCTTCCAACAGGTCTGATCCAGATGGCGCAAATGCTGGCCGACGATATGAAGGCGACCACGGGCATTTACGATGCGGCGTTGGGCAACAAATCCAACGAGACGAGCGGCGTGGCCATCGGGGCGCGCGTTGAGCAAGGCAACCAAGCCACATTCCATTTCACAGACAACTTAGAGCACAGCCTTGAGCACGCGGGGCGCATCATGCTTGATATGATGCCGAGGGTTTACGACAGCCAGCGCACGTTGCGGCTAATGGGCGAGGACGGGACCGAAACGGAAACCGAGATCAACGCGCCATCTGTATCGTATGACGGACAGCAGATGATCTCGAACGACATGACGCAGATGGGCTTTAAGTCCGTTCGCGTGATCATGGGGCCGTCGTATGCCTCAAAGCGGCAGGAAGCCATTCAGCAGTTGACGCAGCTTATCCAGGCCATGCCGCAGCTTGGCCAGATCGCAGGCGACATCATTGCCCGCAATCTGGACGTTGACGGCGCGGAAGAAATCGCCAAGCGCGCCAAAATGATGCTTCCTCCTGGAATGCTTCAGATGGAGCAAGATGGCGGAGAAGGCGGTCAGCCCGCCATGCCGCCACAGCCGCCGCCAGACCCTCTGGCTGAGATGCAGCAGCAGGGTCAGGCACAGGCCATGCAGTTTGAACTTGAGAGCGCGCAAGCCAAGGCCGAGCAGGAAAAGGCCAAGGTGGAGCAGGAGAAGGCGAAAGCCGAGGGCGCGCATATCGACAATGCGTTGAAGTTGAAGAAGTTGCGTGAACCGCAGGTCGAACCCGGCCAAGCTGGATTTTAAATCAAGAGGACATTATGAGCGATAACTTGCCGGCAGGCCAAGAGGCCAGCCAGGAATCCGTCGCGTCTCCGGTTACGACGCAAACAGCAGGAGAGACGACCCCGCAGGCTGGAAAGCCCGCCGGAGATGAAGGCGACCAGCCGACATCGGATGCCGCTTCTGATGAAAGTCAGTCGCAGGAGGACCAGCCTAAGACGTGGAAAGAAAAGCGCCAGGAGCGCAACCGTCAGCGGTGGCAGGAATACAAGGAAGCAAAGGCAATCATGCCCGCGCGCCTTGCTGCCCTTGAAAACGAGGTTGCACGCCTTCGCGGCGCAACGGCACCAGACTTCAGTCAGATTCAAGACCCGACTGAAGAACTTGCGGAGCGAACTGCCTGGAAAGTCCGGCAGCAGAACGCAAGCGAGGCCGAAGCGCGGTTGACATCGGAACGCCATGCGGCAGCGGCGGAAACCAACGCCAAGCTCGCGGCGGCATGGGCGGAATCTGTTGAGGATGCGCGAACACGTATCCCTGACTTTGATGCCGTCGTGACCGATAAAACGCCGATCCACGAACGCGCGGTGCCCTTTATCGTGGAAAGCGAAAAGAGCGCCGAAGTTGCCTACTGGCTGGGAAAAAATCCGAAAGAGGCGGCTGACCTTTATAGAAAGTTCGACTCTGCGCCTGCGCAAGCCCTGATGGAGCTTGGAAGGATCGAAGCGCGGTTATCTGCGCCAGAGCCCAAGCGCGTTTCAACCGCCCCCAAGCCTGCCAGAACCCTGACAGGCGGCCCCGCGCCGCTAGCCTTCGATGGGTCCAAAGCAGGCGTTGGTGACATGCAAGCCTGGCTCAAGAAAGCAGGCGTCATCTAACGGGGCTCTCTTAACCGGAGCTACTTAAATGTCGAATACGACTTTGCAGGCCGATGTCGTTGCGAAAGCAGCGCTGGCCATTCTCGAAAACGAACTTGGGTGGGTCAACAAGCTCTATCGTGAGCATGAGGCCGAATATTCCAAGAACGTCAACGGATACAAGGTGGGCGATACGATCCGCATCCGCCGTCCGGCCGATTTCGTGGTCCGTACTGGCGCGACGCTTGATGCCAAGGACGTGATCGAAGGATACACGACTCTGGTCGTCGATCAGCAGATCGGTGTGGACTTCTCGTTCACGTCTACGGACCTAACGCTGAAGATCGAGGACTTGAGCCAGCGCGTGATCAAACCGGCCATGTCGTCTATTATCAACTACATGGCCAACGACGTTGCCACCAAAATGTATCAGGGCACCTACAATTGGGCTGGAACGGCGGGTCAGACGATCAACTCGTTTGCCGACTTCGCCAAGGGGCCTGAGCGTCTTGACGAAATGGCTGTTCCCCAGGATGGCCGCTTGGCTCTGTTGAGCCCAGCAGACTATTGGGGTCTGGTTGGAGCTCAGACTGGTCTGTTCAACGGTTCCATGGTTTCGGAAGCGTTCAAGAGCGGAACGTTGAGCCAGATCGGCAATATCAATACGTATATGTCGGCTGTGACGCCAGCACATACCAACGGCTCGGCGGACAACACCACGCCGCTGACTGATGGCAACTCGCAGCAGGTGACTTACGACACGGCCAAGAATACGTGGACGCAAACGATTATCACGGATGGATGGGACTCGTCGTCTACTCTGACGGCTGGAACGGTTTTCACGATTGACGGCATTTACATGGTCAATCCTAAAACCAAGGCATCGACGGGCATCCTTCAGCAGTTTGTTGTCACCGACAACGTGACGGCAAACGCAACCACGACGGCCGACACGACGCTGACGATTGCGCCTCCGATCATCGTCACAGGCCCGCACCAGACATGCACCTATAGCGGAAACTTTGATGGCCGCACCATCACCGTTGTTGGATCTACCTCAACGGCCTACCGCCAGAACATGGTCTTCCATAAGAACGCTATGGCGTTGGCAATGGTGCCGATGGAGCTCCCGAGCGGTGCCTATGGCGCAGCCCGTGAGAGCTACAAGGACATGAGCGTTCGTGTCATCCCGATCTACGACGGCACCAACGACGTATCCAAGTGGCGTCTTGACTTGTTATATGGTAGGAAACTACTTGACCCGCGTCTGATCACGCGCCTTTCAGGATCGGCATAATAGTTGACTTAAACACCCGGCTGGCGGTATGTTACTTGTAACAGAGTCAGCCGGGTGACAATATGAAAAAATGCTCAGTTGAAGGATGTAGTGAGTGGGCAGAGGCAAAAGGATATTGCCCACGGCACTATCAAGTTTGGCGTCGGCATGGTGATCCAACCAAGGCAAAATACCGTGTTGGTATTTCCGTTACTGAAAGGTTCATGCAATACGTAACGCCTGTGTCTGGATGTTGGGAATGGAAGGGTTACAGAGACCAAAACGGATATGGCCGCTTGAATATCAAGCAGCCCGATAAGCGATACATTCCGTTTCTAGCGCATCGTGTTTCTTGGGAAATATTCCGATTCAAGCTGACATCTGATCAGCATGTCTGTCACAAGTGCGATAATCCCGCCTGCGTCAATCCTGAGCATCTATTCGTTGGTGATCCGGCCGCCAACTGTGAAGACAAGATTGCCAAGGGCCGAATGCGCTATGGCGTCTCTCGCGGTGAAAAGCACGGTTGCTCGAAACTGACAGAGGCTCAAGTTCTGGAAATACGGTCAAGTAAAGGGCCGTCACGTATCGTTGCAGAGAACTACGGCATATCAGGCCGTCAAGTTAGAGACATCAGGACAGGGAAATCCTGGAAACACCTGAGCGAAAAAGAGGCACGATGACGGTTACGTTGAAGAAGAAACCTAAGAACATTTGGCTGGCCATTCCGAGCTACGGCGGGCAGGCCACGATTGCGACTTATAAGAGCATCATCCACGATATGTTTAGGCTTGTCATGGATGGGCATTCGGAAATCTGGCGCGTGCTGAAACCGGGCGGTTTTTTTGTCGGAACGTCTCCGGCTTGGAACTCGCCATGGGCCTGGGGAGATCCGGGTCATACGCGGATTATGAGCCGGGAATGCCTGATTTATCTGGATCAGACGGAGTACCGGCAAATCGGGCATACGCCGATGACGGACTATCGATTTTGCTACAAGGCGGATCTCGAAGTCGTGGCGAGCGAACACAACAACGGTACGTATTTTTACGGCCTGAAGGCTCACAAGCCAGCGAGGACGATATGACTCTCAAAGAATTAAAACACAAGTATTCAGGCCAAGCTATTCCGGAATGGGAGCTGGTCAAGGCCGGATTGAAACAGTCAGACACCGTTGAAAAGCGCGGACCTGGCAGACCGAAAAAGGTAGTGGTGGAAGAAGATGGCGACAGCGACACAAATAGCTGAGCGCGCCCTTAAGCGCTTGGGGATTGTCCAGTCTGGTGAATCAGCTTCGTCGGTTGATATTGCGGATGCTTCGGAAGCGCTGAACGCCATGATTGAAAGCTGGAATGCGGAAGGTCTGAGTGGTAACGCGATTCCCTATGATAGCCGGTTCGAGCACGGCATTATCGCCATGCTCGCGGTGCGGATTGCAGAGGATTACGGGGTAACACCTGGTCAGGTTGTCGTGCGCGATGCTGACAATGGATGGCTTGCGATCCAGGCCGCGCACTTTGCCGTGCCTGAAAGCAAATTCGAAACCGCCTTGATCAATTCAGGTCCGTTTGGAGGGGATGATATCATTCTCAACGCGCCGTCGAACTATGGAGCATGGGCGGCGTCCACGGACTACGATCTGCGTACGTTCGTTGTGAACGGGTCCAACCTGTACGAATGCACCATGGCGGGCACATCCGCATCGAGCGGCGGCCCGTCTGGGACTGAAACATCCATTACGGACGGCACGGTTGTCTGGTGCTGGCGGCGGGTGACGGCGTAATGCCTATCGTTCCCATCTCCCTTGCGACGCAATCCAACGCATCACGGTTCCGTCAGGAAGGCTCAGCCCGGCTCGTGAACTGCTACACCGAGGAGACTGGCGAGGATGCCAAGGCCCCGATGACGGTCTATGCCAGTTCCGGTCTTGACGTTTACACAACGGTTCCAGCAACCGGCACGGCGTCTGGCGTCACAGGCGTGCGCGCCATGCTGGCGACGGACGATTATCTTTATGTGGTGGCTGGTCGCAATGTGACGGCCATCAGCCGTCTTGGCGTGCAGACGGCCATCATCACGCTTCCCGGTGACGGCGATGTTTATCTCGCCTCCAACCGGCGCTCGCCGACGCCGGAAGTCGCCCTGGTGTCGGATGGCGTCGGGCGCATCATAACCGGCACCTCGATTGCGACGATAACGGATGCCGACCTGCCGCCGCCGGTGTCCGTGTCGGTGCTGGATGGTTATTTCCTGTTTCCGACCACGTTCGACCGGGTGTTCATCTCAGGCGAGGACAACGGCACCGCGATAGCCCCGCTCGATTTCGGCCGGGCGCAGCGGCAACCCGACAACACGCTGTTTGCCCTTGGCGGTGAGCGTGACGCCATGATCTTTGGCGAGCGGACGGTGGAATGGTGGGCCAACAGCCCGGATGGCAGCGGCGGTTTTCCGTTCGTGCCGATTTCCTCCATCAATCTGGGCTGCGCCGGGGCCAAAACCGTGGTGCAGCTGGATCGCGCCGTAGCCTGGATCGCCAACGATGGCACGGCGCGCATTCAGGACGGCTATTCGGGCCGCAGGATCTCGACGCACGCGCAGGAACGCATGATCTCCAGCGCGACAACGACGATTTACGGCTACGGCTGGAACGACACCACGACGGGACATGCCTGGCTGGCCTGGACGTGCGATAGCTGGACGATCAGCTACAACATGCGCACCGGCTTGTGGTCTGAGCGCAAGAGCTTCCAGAGGAGCAATTGGCGCGGCGCCAACGCCGTGCGCTGGATGGGCATGACGTTGATCGGGGATTACCAGACGGGTGCCATCTACCGGGTGGACCGGGATGTGGCAACCGAAGGCGGGGAACCCATCATCATGGAAATGATCCCGCCAGTGATCCATTCGGCCCCCTATGGCATGCGGATTAATGCCCTGTTCGTGGATGCGGTGACGGGTGTCGGGTCCGGCAGCCCGCTTGAAGAAAACGCGAACCCCGTCTTGATGGTCTCGACTTCGAACGATGGCGGACAGACGTTCGGGGCGGAACGCCGGATCGAGCTTGGCGCTGCTGGCGACCGGCTCAGACGGCTGAAAACCTACCGGCTCGGCATGTTCGGGCCGAACGGCTGCACGCTGCGGCTGGCCTGCTCGGCTTCTGTTGCGCGGGCGATTTCAGGCCTCAACATTGATGCGGACAGACTGGCAGCCTGATGGCCAACGTCAATATCCCGGCCGCCAGCGTCCCGATCATAAGGCCAGATGGCAAGCCGGTCCTGGTCGAGAAGCCCTGGTATCAACTGCTGCAGGAACTGGCGCGGGCTCACAACGATCTCGCGGCGGATAACGCGCTCGATACCGATCTGGCCAGTGAGGTAACCGGCGTTCTGCCCGTTGCCAATGGCGGGACCGGCAAGGCGACGTTGAGCACATATCAGGTAATCGCAGGCGGCACGACCGCGACGGGAGCATTGCAGCAGGTTGGAGCCGGCACATCAGGCAATCCGCTGCTATCGAATGGGGCGTCTGCTTTGCCCTCGTTTGGCGCGATGACCGTCACGGACTGTGTTTCAGGCATCATCCAGTATCCGGAAGCGCAGGATTATGTGGTCTGGATCAACGTCCCCTTTGCGATCACGGTTAAGACCATGACGACGCGGTGCTCAACGGGAACCTGCACGCTGACGGCCAAGAAGAACACGACCGCCATAACCGGGCTTGCCAATTCCGTCTCGACGACAGAGGTCACTAACACGGCGTCGGGTGGCAATGTCTTTGCGGCGGGTGATGATCTTCGATTTACGGTCAGCAGCCTGTCGGGCGCTGAGAACGTCTGGTTCAGCGTCAAGTTCGAGCGAGCCGTTCCGTGAGGTGCGTGATCGTCGGCGGGTTCCCGATAGAAACGCCGTCGCTGTCCTATGTCGATGAGACAGGCTATATCGGCGCGCATTCGTCCTATTCGTTTTCCGGGAATTTCGGGACGGCTCCCAAGGGACTGAACAAGCGCCGGGCATGGGTGTTGCTGCGGTACACATCAGTTAGCGGTGTATCTCCAAACGTGACAAGCCAGACCATTGGCGGGGTCTCCGCAACCATCCACTGGCAGCCGCGCGTGACGGCTGTCACGACACTGGTGCATGATTTCGTGCTGATGTCGGCTGAGGTCAACTCAGGCACATCACTGACGGTGTCGTTTAATACGGGGGCGACGCTGTCAAACGCTGTGATGTTCAAGACTATCAATCTCGGATCGACGCTGCACAGCACGGATACGGGTGCGTCAACGACCACGGCGGCTCTATCGTTGAGCACGCCAGCGGGCGGGGCCATCGTCGCGCTCGGGATGTGCGGGTATAGCCCGCCAGACGTTCCAAGTTCGGCGTCGTGCGATAACCTGACGACGCTGGCCTACACGACGAACAACTTGTTCTCAGGCAAGATTTTTGTCAGCGCGCAAAGCAGCCTTGGCTGCACGTACCGTCCCTTGCCAGCATCCGCAACCCGGTCTGAAGCCATCGGCTTTGGCATCAAGGCGACCTAATTAACGTCCAGCCAAATAGGAGGCGGCCATTTCTTTCTTCGGATCACTGACGGGCTCTGACCAGCGCCGCGACATGAGGAACGCCTACGCCGACTCGACGGCGACGGTGAACAAGGGCTATGACGCGGCACGCGGCAATCTGGCATCCGGCTATGGCGCGGCCAATCAGGCCTACGGGCAGGCCCGCACGGATGTCAACTCCGGCTACCAGAACGCTCTATCGTCTCTGGCGAGCGGCACGAACAATGCCGTAGGAGCCTATCAGCCCTATTCTGAAACCGGACAGAACGCGAACGCGCTGTACGGCAATGCGCTCGGTCTCAACGGGGCAGCGGCGCAGCAGACCTTCCAGCAAAACTATCAGGCCGATCCGTTCCGCGATGCCAACGCGGATTTCGCCAACGAGGCGCTGATGCGCACGCTGAACGCCCGGGGCTTGAGCGGCTCCGGCACGGCCGCCGCCGCTGTGGCGAGTGAAAGCCTGCGCCGGGGATCTGAGGACTACAACAACTATCTCAACCGGCTGTCGGGTCTGCAAGCCCAAGGCCAGCAGACGGCTGGGAGCTTGGCGAACCTCTATGCCAACCAGGGCCAGCAGGGCGCGCAGTACGGCATGCAGACGGGTTCCGATCTCGCCAACATCCAGGGCAACCGCGCCGCGACCGGGTACAACTACGGGGTTGGCCAGGCGGGGCTCGATACCGATCAGGCGATAACCAATGCCGGCAACCGGATCAACCTCGGCAACGCGCAGGCCGCCTCGCGCGGCATCCTCGGCAACAACCTGATGAGCCTGCTGGGCACCGCCGTCAATGCCTACGGCACGTTCAACGGCATTCCGAAAACGAAGTGAGGACGACAGATGCCGCAGCTTCCCGCCCTTCAGCTCGATCCCCGCAATGCGTTGCTGGACCTGACGCCGGTCAACAACGCGCTGATGGGGATCCAGAGGCAGCAAAATGCCAATCGTGATTATGCGATGCAGCAGGACGAGCTTGCCATGCGCAAGCAATCGCATGACCTGCAGGCGCAGAACTACCAGCGCCAGTGGAAGCAGCAGGACGTCGAGAACATGGGCAAGCGGGCCATGGCCATCGACGCCATGGCAGACGGCCCACAAAAGCAGGCGGCGTGGCAGAGGATAGTTCAAAGCCATGGTGCGGACGGCCTGTCACCGGAAGAACTGGATTACCGTACCGGGCCTAAGATGATGGCGGCGCAGGCGGGACTCTACCGCGATCCCATGGACGTCGAGGCCAAGCGGCTCGATATGGATTACAAGCGGGCGCAGATTGCGAAAACGAACAGGGATGCGGCAGACGCTGGCAGCAGCTACGGCAAGAATGGCGCAGTCGTACAGGGCCCGGACGGGAGCTATTATGCTGTGCGCTATGGTGCTGATGGAACCGAGCGCATCAACAAGCTGGAGGTTGGCGGCCAGAACGTATCGCCCGCGCGCGGCGTCGATGTTGTCGGAAACACCATGTACGACAAATCGACAGGCAAGACGGTGGGCGACGTTACTCAGGCTCTTGCCGGTGCCGAAACGGCGAAGGTTCAGGGGAAAGCAATTGGCGAGGGAGCGTTGGCGCTTCCGAAAGCCCGCGTTGCACTTGAACAGTACAACGAGCAAGAGAAGGTTGTTCAGGATTCAATCGACAAGGCGATAAGTCAGTCCAACGGATGGACAACAGGGCTTTTCGGCAGTGCGTCCAGCTTCGTCCCAGGAACTCCAGCGCACAATCTCTCCAATACGCTCAACACCATCAAATCAAACCTTGGCTTCGATAAGCTGCAGGCCATGCGGGATGCTTCGCCGACAGGCGGCGCGCTTGGTCAGGTTTCAGATATGGAAAACCGTTTGCTTCAATCGGTCTGGGGCTCAGTCGAGCAGTCGCAGACCAAGGAGCAGCTTGTTGAGAACATGCAACAAATAAAGAACATCCGCGCACGCTTCGCCACTCTCAAGCAGCAGGCCTATGAGGAAGACGTGAAGCGGTTCGGGGCTGCAAACGTTCCAAATCCCGAGACGGGAACCATGCCGAAGACGAATGCGCCAGATCCTCTAGGAATCCGCTAAATGGGCATTATTCAGGACGTTCGGGCAAAGCATCCAGAATACAATGATATGTCGGATGCGGACTTGGCAGACAAGCTCTACACCAAGTTCTATTCTGACATGCCAAAGGCCGAATTCGATAAGCGGGTCGGAGTGCAACCGCAGGGACCGCAGCTTTCAGAGCTTGATAAGAGCATGGATGCGCGGGTCAGGAAAGAAGCTGATGCCGGTCTGGCTCCGCGTCCGTCTCCCGTGCAGTACACGCCGATTGGCTCATGGGTAGATGAAGGCGCCGCGTTGCTCGATACAGGGCTTGGGAAGATCACGGGCGGCAAGTTTGGCGCTCAATCCTATGAAGAAGCCAAGGCCTACCAGAACGCACGACAGAGGTATATCGACGCCAACGCCAGCGGTCTGCAAAAGGGCGCGGCCATGGTCGGCGGCGTGCTGGCTTCGCCCGCTGGACCAGCCGTAAATATTGCCAAAGGGACATCACTTCTCCCGACGATGGCGAACGCTGCGGCAACGGGCGTCGCCTATGGCGGCCTGTATGGAGCAGGCGAAGGTGATAGTGCAGGGGATAGAGCTGTCAATGCCGGGACTGGCGCCCTGATTGGTTTGGGGACAGGACTTGCGGTCGCTCCCATCGCGCGCGGCGTTGGGAACGCCATCGAGTACGCCAGAAACAGGTCTGTTCCTGTTCCGAACGCCCTGGCAAACCTGGAGCGCGGCGCTGTCAATCGTGTCGCTGACGACATGCGCACCGATGGCGTAACGCCATGGGCGTATACAAGACAGACAAACGAACTTGGCGATTTTGGCATGCTGTCCGACATGGGTGAAAACCTGATGGCATCGACGGAAACGCTTGCTCAGACACATGGCCCGCAGCTTCCCATAGTGCGCCAGGCCTTGCGCGCGCGGCAGCAAGGGGCGCCGACACGCATCAGCAACGCCCTTGACGCCAATCTGGGGCAGGCAGGCAATCTCGCGGATGACGTTCAGAGGGCCCGTCAAGCGTTCAATCAGCAGGCTCGCCCGCATTATGAGCAGTTCCACGCCACATCCATTCCGGTAACGCCAGAACTTGCCGAAACAATGGGCCGCATTCCGACGAGTGCATTCCGGGAGGCACAGGAAATGGCGCGCCGTGAAGGCGTTCGCCAGCAGTTCAGGCTGCGCCCATTCGATGAGCCGATGACGCGTATGACTGGGGTGCGCGGGATGCGCCCTGAACAAGTTCCGACTGGCCTGGAATACGATTATCTCAAGCGCGCCGTTGACGACATGGCCGGGGCAGCGCAGCGGTCTAACCCTGGCGGCCATGAAGCGAAAATCCTGTCAGGTCTGGCGCGCGACCTTCGCAACGGCGTCGATAATGTTTTGTCCCCTGGCGCACCAGATCAAAGCCCGTGGGCGATTGCGCGGTCTATCTCTGGTGAGGGTCTGGAAGGACGCGAAGCAGCGAAGCTCGGCAGCACAGTGTTCTCCGGCAAGCGTGATCCTTACATCGTTGCGGATGAGCTGGCGGGGCTTTCGCAGCATGGCCGCGCCATGTACCAGCAGGGGGCTCGCAATGATTTGCGTGTTCAAATGGGACGCGCCGCAACGAACTTCGGCCCTCGTGGTGACGCTGCCGCGCGACGCTCTCTGAATTCAGACTTTGCCAACGAGAACATTCGGCAGATTGCAGGGCCACGCGCTCAGCAGGAGATTTCGCGTAGAATACAGGCTGAGAACCGCATGGCGGAAACCTTCAATCAGGCCATGATGAACTCTGCAACGGCGCGCCGTTTGACAGGACGGGAAAAGCTTCCATGGGGAGCGGGGCGGGAAGTTTCAGCCGATGCGCCGCGTTCGTTTGGTGAAGCCGCTTTTGCCATCGCCAAGCGCGGCATGAATGCGCTTATGAATGGTGCTCTTGGCGAGCGCGCCGGACGGATCATGGCGGATCAAGCCAAGCTGCTGGTGGCGAGAGGTATTCAGCGCGATCAATACGCTTCCGCATTGATGCAGCTTGCCCAAACGCGAGGCCTTTCTGCGCAACAGCGGCAAACGGTCGATATGATGTTGAGAGCGGTTGGCGGAAACGTGCGTGCGCCCGCTATCGACGCCGTAACCAGTCAATGATTTTGTGGAAGTCTTTGCGGTCTTCCTCGTTCCCAACGAGATAGGCCAGCACGAAAGGCCATATCAACATGGCCGATATGAGTAGCCACGAGCCGCTTGTGATCAGTGTTTTCAGGAAGTTCGCATAAAGAAACGCGAACGCGAAAAGCACGATCAAGAAGATAAGTTTCACCTTCCTAAAATCCCGGTAGGAACGCAAGCACATGGCAGACGCCGTAGCAGTCTTTACCCCTGGTCAACGCCTGACCGATACAGATGGCGTTCCGTTCGCCTCCTGCGAGGTCGCTTTCTGCGAGGCTGGAACAACCACGCCGAAGCTCGTCTATGCCGATGCCGATCTGACGACGGAACTCGGATCGACGATCTATACGGATTCGGCAGGCTACCCCGTAACGTCCTCGGGGTCCACGATCAAGACGCTCGTCTACACAGACACCAGCGCCTATAAGATCACGATCACCTCCGGTGGCATCACCATTGCCGAGCACGACAACGTCAAGGGCGCCGTCGTGGCCTCCGGCACCTCTGGCGGCAGCTTCCTGACACAAGACGCCGCCGATGTGCGCTATGTGCGCAATCCAAACGCGCTGTCGGCCGTTACGACGCTGACCACGGGCGACAAGCTCTCCGCGTTCATCGCCTCTGCATCCGGAAACCGGCACATCAATTGGGAAAATCTGACCGCCGACCTGTTGGGCGAATGGCGCACGGCCGGATACATCTTTTCGGCAGGTGCGCGCATTCTGTTCCAGCAGACGACCCCGCCGACGGGTTGGACCAAGGAAACCGGCGCATCCTACAACGACGCTATTCTAGCCTTTACGACGGGCACCGTTTCCACGGGAGGCTCGGTTGCCGTCAGCACTCTGTTTGCAAGCCAAACGCTGACCGGAACGGTCGGCAACGACACGCCATCAATATCCAAGACGGCGGCGCATACCCATCCTGTGACGGCGGCGAATGGTGGAACGCCCGTTGCGTTTGGCGGTTCTGGCAACAACCTCAATATGGATAGCGGCAGCAATGCTGTTGGTACGACGTTGACGGCAACATCGACGGGTTCCGGGACCGCGCACAATCACTCCCTGACCATGAATGCCTTCGACATGAGCGTGAAGCGCGTCGGCGCGGTCATCGGGCAGAAATCATGACCTTAGAATTGCCGGACAAGGACAAGCTCTGCCACCACACCGGCTTTGAGAAGAAATGCCGGGAGCTTGTGTGCGCTGGCACCTGCAACCGATGGCGCTCGCTGCCCGGTGCTGATCCCTTCACCGGCAAGGAGCGCACGGCCTGGGGCTGCGTTGATGATCTGGTGCTGTTTCTACAAGGCGAGGTTTTACGTCAGTCGGACGGCACCCATTCGGCCATGACACAATTCCGGGAAATGGTGTTCAACCCTGAGTACCGGGCAAAAGAACTTCAAAAACAGAGCGACGCCAAACTGATCGAGGCTCAGACATGCAGATCACAATCATAGTGGAAGACAAGACGGTTATTTGCGGTGACGTGGCATCCGTGCTGCCGGATGTGGATTGGAGCGTTTTTGACGGAGACCCGGCTACCAAATGGGACGATGTTTCCGCCGTGCAGTTCAACACGGAGACGGGGAAGGGGCATGTCGAGTACCGCACCATCATCACCAGCTCGCCGATGCGTCCCAATATCAGGCCCGGCGACATGCCGATTGATGAGGCGTATTTCAATGCGGCGTTTGGCTGGATCCTGGAGCCCTACACGCAAGCCCGCGATGAGCAGGTGCGCCGTGAGCGGGAAGCCGCAGAAGCCGCCAAGCGGGCCTCTGTGAAGGCCTCTGCGGACGCTCTGGAAACCTACCGGGCCACCAAGAGCGGCGTTCCTGTCGAGGCCGCGCCGCTGGAGGACGTTGACGCATTGAAGGCCAAGCTTGCCGAGCTCGAGCGGCAGGTGTCCGCGCAGCAGGAAAGCTTCCGCCGTCTCGATCAGATTACGGGGGGAGAGGAATGACCATTCCAGCGGAAGCCGTGAGGCTCAACAAGGCCTTTGAGGGTTTCCATAAGAAACTCGCGAATGGGGATTGCACCGCCTACCAGACGTATCTTGGAAACGGGAAGTACGACATTCCTACCTGCGGTTACGGGACGACCAAGGGCGTCAAGATGGGCATGGTGTGGACTGAGGAATACGCCACGCAACGCATGATGGAGGATCTGCAGGAGGCGGCGGCGTTCGTCGACCAGTATGTGACGGTGCCTCTCAATGAGAATGAGCGCGGCGCTCTGATCCTGTTCACAAACAACTGCGGTCCCGGAAATCTCAAGAAGCTCATCGTGCCTCTGAACAAAGGCGACAGGACTGGAACCGCAAAGGCTTTCCTTCTCTATGTGAAGGCACAGGGACAGACACTTCCTGGCCTTGTTTCGCGGCGCACGCGGGAATCAGCACTGTTCCTGAAGCCTATTGCTGCGCCCGAAGAACCCTTCATGCCGCAAACCGTGACCGCATCGGCAGAGCCCGTCAAGCCTGCCACGGCCGCTACGGCAGCAGGTGCAGCCGCCGTTGTCGCCACGCAGACCCTTCCCGGCCTTCCGATCCCGAGTGTGCCGCCAGAGATCGCAGACAGCGTGACGAACGTCACAGCCTGGAAGACAGTTGCAGAACATGCAGGAGCAATAAAAACATGGGCAGTAGCGCAACCGACTATGGCCTTAGGTTTATCGATTACGGTCGCAGCGTTCTACCTGTACTCAAAACGCGGGCAGAGCCAATGATTGCTGGACTCCTATCTTTCATTTTTACGCCTATTGGAAGGTGGGCTGTAATCTTGTCTATCCTTGGTATTGCGTGGATATCCATAGCCGCACATTACGAACGGAGAGGGGCAAGGAAGGTTACGGCACAGATAGAACGATCCATAGCAAAGAATTCCAAGACAGCCGACAGAGCGCGCAAATCGGTTTATAGTCTTCCAGAAGGCGCACTCATAGATTCAATGACCAGGGATTAATCAAAACGACAGAATTCTTTGTGATGAAATATTGCGGCTGCACAGTAGGCGTTGTGAGCCTCTTGTTCTGTATCGAAGGTGCCAAGGTAAAACCTTTTTCCACCAACGCATATCTTTGCTTGCCATCCACCGTTATGAAGGAATGCGCCTTTAAGACCGTTTTTTTTCTTTTTCCTGGTGTTTGATGTGTTCTGTGATTGATTTGCTTCGCGCAAGTTTTCTATGCGGTTATCCTGTTTATTTCCGTTCACGTGGTCAACTCCGAGATACGGAAAATACCCATTAACATACATCAAAGCCAACCTATGCGCGTAGTACCTATTGCCTAGTATGCCTATTCTTATATATCCTGTTGATGCATCAATTACCCCTGCATTTGATCCAACCAATATTTTTTTTGATGGCTTTTCCTTCCACTTGAATACGCCAGTGTCGGCGTTGTAATCCAAAAGTTCTTTAAGCGTTTGTTGTGTGAGTTTCATCCTTGGAGAATACCACAATGACGCTAAAGACAGCAGCAATCTTGCTCGTTTTCCCGCTCTGCGGATGCTCAACGATGCAGACAGTAGATGGGAGCTGCAAAGTTTTCCGTCCGATTTCGAACTCCACAAAAGACACTGCCCAGACCCGCCGTGAAGTGATCGCGCATAACAAGGTGTATGGGGCTATCTGCAAGGGCTGATCCATGGCTGACACCTTCACCCCGCGTGGCGCACCGGTCCCGAGCAACAGCTACGACGGCTGGGAGCTGACACACCGCCCCGCCATGCTTCCCTTCCTGGCCGAATACACCAATCCGCAAGGCGAGACGGCTGGCGGATGGGCCATGCCGAATATGGTGACAGAGCCGGTCAACGCGCTCTTCCGCCTGATGAACACGCCGGCGGGCACGATGCCAGACCCACGCGATCCGCAGAACCAGTCCGATGCCCTGACCGGTCTGATGGCGCTCTATGGCGGGAATGCGCTGAAGGGCATGGCAGGGGCAAGGGGTGCAGCCCGTGTGGCGGCAACGCTCGGGGACATGGAAGCGCCGCGCGCTGTGTCCTATGGCAATATGCTTGACGACGCTTTCAGCAATCCCGCCCTGCTTCGGCAAATGGATGACATCAAGCATGCCGAACTGAACCAGCAAGCGCGCTCCCTTTACGGACGCGGCATTGATGAGCTGACAGGCTCACAAGAGGCACAGCTAAGAGGCTGGTCCGATCCTGCGCTTTGGAGCGATACCGGAAAGCCTAACCCATTAGGCGCAGCTCTCACATCAGACAATCAAGAGAACAGTCTTATGGACATCTTGAAAAAGTACGGCATTCGGTAAGCGTCCATTCTCAACCCTCCAACCAGATCGAATAACAATGGATGCCATTGCAACGGGAACTTCTGAACGCGCTATCGCAAGAGCGGTCCATGCTCTTCGATATCCTACACACAACCTATCGCACGGAGGGGAAGGTGGACAGCTTGCGGGAGCGCGTCAACAGGATCGAGGACCGGGAGCATTCGCGCGGGACTACGGTCCAGCCCGTGCCATCCCGCAAGGCATGGAGCCCGCGCGATTACATCCTGACGATTGCGGGGGGCGCGCTGGTGACAGCGGCGTGGTTCGACAAGGTGCCATGGTCAGCCGTGCAATCGCTCGTTTCCGCGCTGAAATGAGGTCCATGTGTCCCGGAACACGGGTGTTTTACTGGTGCGCGCTGGCGGCTTGCGTGATCGAGGTGATGCGCTGGTCGTGGGCGTGAAAGTACCGCGAGACGCTCAAAGCAAGCGGAATCCGGTACATTGTCCCATATGGTAAGCTTATAGCTTTCATCTAACTTATTGAAATCGTTGGTGTCCTGATTTAGCCGTTTGACTGCTGCGTCTGCCGCCTTTGCGTCAGTCTCGATACGGTCGCCCTGTGGCGTGTAGAGCGTTGCACGGCGGCGATCCTTGCCTGTTCCGATGATGCCGACCCAACGTTTGCGGTGCTTGCCCCGTCGCCATTGGTCAGACATTTTCTCTCATACTCCAATATCGTCGCCATAGGAATGCGCGTTGTCTTCGGGCCTAGCCGCATGGCCACGATACGTCCGTCCTTTATCATGTCCTCGATGCACGAACGCGAGCAAGCCCAACGGGCGGCAAGATTGGCGATCGACAGGCTTTGCAGGTTCATCCCCTATGTCTCCCCAGCAATGTCTGAAATGCGAAGGTCAGTCATTCCCCACCCCCGTCTACAGGTGTATCTGGCCTGCGGTGTACCCGAACGTTACCGGCCTTCGTTGGCTCCCACTTCGCGCCTATCAGCGCTTCAACGAGGGCCACGATCTCCGTCATTCCACGCCCCCGCCTACAGCACGTTGCCTTGATCGACTTAATCGGGATCGGTGTCGCGTATGTGATTTCGACTGTCATTTGCTCTTCGCCTTTCGAGCCCTCGTGATGAATGATCCTGCGTATTCGATGGGGTGCTTGTAGCCATCCCAGAGCACGGCAACGGTGTGCGTGCAGTCGTTTTCACCGACCCAAGTATTGATGACGGTGCCAAGCACGTTGCGGCTCTTGCGCGTCGGTAGGTTGTATTCGATTGCCTTTTGCGTCCACGTCACACGGTCACCGACTTCGAACATCTCTGTGGTCCACGGCAGGTCATTAGAGTGGGATGTCATTCGTTGTCCTCATCGTCGTAGCCAATGGGCTCTACGCTCTCCGTAACGGGCGGCACCCGGCCATCGCAGGTACCGCCCTGCCAGAGATCAATCAGCGACGCGACGCCATCCCTCTGGCGTGTACTCACGCTGACGGCGGATCTCATAGTTGCCAGGAGCGAACTTGATCGGAGCATGGGTGTCGTGCGGGCGCTGGTGCTCCAACACCGTGGGACGATTGACCTTGATCCAGGCTAGCAGAGCATTTGCCGGGTCCTGAAACATCTCGACGTTTGGCGTCTTGCTCTTGCGGTCCAGCACCATTAGGTGATTGTGGCCGCTCTCGGAATGAGTGACGATCACAGCGCCGTTTTCAGGGGCAACCGGCTTGGCGGTTGCAGGGATTGCGCCGACCTTGCGGATCAACACGTCGCCCTGGGCACAGCAGTTCGTAAATTCCTTCATTGGTCATCTCCTGTTGGAAAGTTAAGAACGGCGAAGCGACCGTGAAGCCGCCTAACCTCAATGTCATACGCATTCGCTGCATCTGATGCCGTGCGGTATGTACCAAGCGATACTCTGTGACCATCACGACGAATACGCGCCTGCCACACGCGATCACGGCTATGCCACACTACGCCGCGAAACCCGGATTGGCCTGGCTTTGGCCCGCATCCGTTGTAAACATTCTCCGCATGTGAGGCCTCACGCAGATTTGCTATTCGATTGTCGCTTGGATCATGATTGACGTGATCTAGTAGTTCCGAAGGCCACACACCAAACTGATAGAACCAAGCAAGGCGATGAGCGTAATACCTCCTCTGATCGATCCTTATAGAAATGTATCCATCACTTCTCTTCGATCCAGCAACGCGACCAGAGACACCTTTAGAGCTTAATGTGCGCCGCCATACGAAACGCCCTGTTTCTGGGTCGTACAAGATGACTTCTAACAGACGCTTGTGCGTAATCACGTTCGCACCTCTGGGCTTTGATAATCGGCTACGTGATCAAAGCCGTATGTCCAAGCTTGAGCCTGAATTGCGGTCTTCATTTCTTTCGGAACCGGCAGCGCGAATTTCCGGCCTGTACCGCATACAACGCGGAGAAACCGCTCATCCCCGGCGTCCGGAAGGCTCACTTCGACAAGCGTTCCCACTTGAGGATCGTCATCCTCATCAATGATGCGTGCTTTAAGCTCGGAGAGAATTCGATCCCAGCCGATGATTTCGCAGGCAGCGCGCCGTTGCTCGATGTTGGGCCACGTCAGAGCGGTCTTGGCCGTCAGATTTTTCTTGTCCTCGATCCACTCGGCCGGGATGGAAACACCGTGCCAGTGATAGAGAGCCCAGCCGTCGCGCCAGCGATGGCTAGGACCATTCTCGCAATGCGGTCTGTTCTGATCGTCAACCAGCAATACGTCCGGGAAATCGGACACAATGCAAAATTCTTCGTGCAGAACACGGAATGGCGCAGCGATAGCGCAACGCTCCCAGGCAGAGTATTTCTGGTACTCTGGCAGCCTAAGTCCGATGATGTCACGCATTGCAGTTAGATAGCAATCGTAGGCCGCCCAATAGGCACCACCCTGATAGACGCTACTCCATCTCACTGCGCAATTTAAACCAAAATTACCAGCCAGATCGAAGCATGCCTGAGCCGCGTTGCGAGCCGCGTTGTCAACCGCGTTGCGAGCCGCGTTGTCAACCGCGTTGCGAGCCGCGTTGTAAACCGCGTTGTCAACCGCGTTGTAAGCCGCGTTGTAAACCGCGTTGTCAACCGCGTTGCGAACCGTGTTGCAAACCGCGTTGTAAACCGCGTTGCGAGCCGCGTTGTCAACCGCGTTGTCAACCGCGTTGTAAACCGCGTTGTCAACCGCGTTGCGAGCCGCGTTGTCAACCGCGTTGCGAGCCGCGTCGTCAACCGCGTTGTAAACCGCGTTGTAAGCCGCGTTGCGAGCCGCGTTGTCAACCGCGTTGTCAACCGCGTTGTAAACCGCGTTGCGAGCCGCGTTGTAAACCGCGTTGTAAACCGCGTTGCGAGCCGCGTCGTCAACCGCGTTGTAAGCCGCGTTGCGAGCCGCGTTGTAAACCGCGTTGTCAACC